AAAAATTAAAGATGAATTTGGTGTTAGTTTAAATAAATTGAATTTAACTAAACCAAATGATGTCGCTAAACTTCATCAGATTGTCGGTGACATTATGAATCTGCCAAATAAAAAGCAATCAGCATTCTTTGCTGCCGCTTTAACAGCAGCACCAGAAGATAAACCAAACATTATCTTTGATGTTACATTAAAGGATTTAAGAAAGCTTGACAATATCACACGACTAGTTCAACAGGCTGGTTATGATAAGAAAAAGACTCATATTGTATGGGTGGTCAACGATATCGAAGTTGCTAAGAAACAAAACCTTGACCCTAAACGTGGTAGAGTAGTTCCTGTTGAGATTCTTGTGAATACTCATAGAGGTGCTTCTCAGACTATGTTAGACATCATTAAGATGGGTAAAGGTCTCAAGAAGTATATGGACGGAGATATAGTATTCGCATTTAATAAGATTAATGTAGATTCTGATTTAGTAGTCGGTAAGAAAGGTGGAGAATATCTCAAGAGAGCTGAATACTTCTATGCTAAACGTTCAGGTGAAGCTGCTCTATCATTAGATAAGATTAACAAGAATGTATTAAATAAAATTTCAGATTATGTTCCAAATGCTGATACGTGGTCCGTCAAAGAAGGTTTACAATCATTCAAAGATGTTGAAGGGCCATACGGATTAAGAGGAACAGATGAATTGACTAAGAAATATAAAAAGATGACACCTGGTTATACGGAGTATCAAGAAAAGCTTGACCCGCGTAAACATGATGTTGGAGATTATATAGATGACTTTATGAAATCAGATGCTCCACAATTTAAAGGTAAATCAAAAGAGAAGATTCGTAAAATGGCAATTGCAGCTTACCTAGATGCCAAAGAAGAGGCTGGCATAACAGAAGGTAAAGGTGGCAAGCCTGAATCATTCGAGGCACAATTCAAAAGACGAGTTGTAAAGACTACTAAACCTGAACATAAAGAGAAAGGTTATAAGTGGAGAATTAAAGGTAAGGATAGACCAGAACACACCATAAAATTATATAAAGTCAAGCCAGGATTCGAAGAGTTCAAAAAACAATTAAGACGTGTAGCTGGTCATGAGTTTGGTGGTTAAAAACATATAAATAGAAGTAATGACTAAAAGAGAAGCAGAGCAATTATCAAAGACTTGGAGACTAGGCAATAGATTTCGCAGAAAATCATTGGTTAAGAAACATAGTCTTTTATCTGCTATCAGTAGGAATACAGGTAAAGTAAAGATTGGAATCAAATTAGATGTAGAAAAAACACCCCAAGAGTATATCGCTGCATTAGATTCTAAAGATGATTTGATATTCTTTACAGGTAAACCTATGAAACAACTTTCACACACAGACTTATTTACACCACCAAAGGCACCTAAGAAAAGAGAAAGAGTGCCAGCAAAACCGAGGGAAAACACAATGATTAATCATAAATTAGAAATGTTAAAAACACTTTTTCCAAACAAAGAAACAACTGTATTGGAAAAGTATCTTAAAGCAAATCCATTTGAGTTGAATGAATTTTCAGTCTTTGATACGAAGACCAATTTAAAAGCCTGGATATCAGAGAACACTCAATTCCAATTAGTAGCTATCAAGAAAGATGGTTCAGAATTAAAATCTAATTGGTATGAAGATGAAAATGAGCTTTCGGATATGCAACAAAAGTGTGAAGAAAATGATGAATATGAATCAACATCGGTGTTAAAAAGAGTGGTGGATATTGACGAAGATGAAGAAGATGACGTGGATTATACTGATGGTGCTGAACAAGAAGCAGAACAAGAATTTCCTCAAGAAGAAGAACAGGTTGATGAAAGTGATGTAGAGATGTTAAAATTAACCACTCTTGCTCTTAAACAGATTCCTGGTTCTCCAAAGCAAAGAGAAACAATTAAGAAGTTAAATATTCTTCGTAAGAAAGCTGGTCAGAAACCGCTGAAAGAAAAAGAAATCGATATCAATGACGAGATTAGTGAGTCTAAAGTACTTACAGGATACGTCAAAAAGAACAGAAAGGCTAAGAAATTAGTTGACTTGATTATGAAAAAGAAGAATGCCAAAGATATCGGTAAAGAATTTAAAAAATTATCTACCAAAGAAAAAGAGTCATTTATGAATGCTCTTGGAGATGTAGAAGATGAAACCTTATTACAAAGAGGTAACGTCGTAAAACAATTGATTGCAATGTATGATGAGGTAACACCTAATTTAGATGGTCGTTCAAAGGCATTCAAAGAGAAGCTTAGAAAATTAGAATATAATAAGAAGAAGAAACTTCCTTATGATGTATTCGAAGAAAAAGAGGAAGACGAAATAGAAGAAAAGAAATTAGCTGGACTTCAAAAGAAAGCTGATAAGACTGGTATTCCTTATGGTATTCTAAAACAAGTATTTAATCGTGGTGTTGCAGCATGGAGAACAGGTCATAGACCAGGAACCAATCCAACACAATGGGGATATGCTAGAGTGAACTCATTTGCTACCAAGTCAAAAGGAACTTGGGGTGGGGCCGATAAAGACCTAGCAGCTAAAGTGAGAGCAAAAGGATAATGAAATCATTTAAAGAATATACTACAGTAACTGAACTCAGAGAACCTTATGTGGTCTTTAATAAAAAGACTAAAGAAGTTCTTGCAACTTATTCGCAATCGCCAATGAACAGCAGAATAACTGCTCTTGCAAGAGATAATAAAGTGAATGTAAAAGATTTAGAGCTTAAGAGGGTAAGTAAGAAACAATCGGTTGGTACTAAATTAAAAGAGTCCACCGATTCCTGTGAAGCTATATTTGAACAAACAATTGAAGAAGCAGAATATCAAGGAAAGACTGTTAAATTAAATGACCCTATCCGTACTTCAGAAAACCCTAATAAGAAGTTCAAAGTATATGTAAAGAATGAAAAGGGTAAAGTCGTCGTAGTTCGATTCGGCGATCCAAATATGGAAATCAAAAGAGACGACCCTAAACGTCGTAAGAATTTCAGAGCCAGACACAATTGTGATAATCCTGGCCCAAAAACAAAAGCTCGATACTGGTCTTGTTATCAATGGCGAGGTGGAGCAAAAGTAGACAACTAATATGAATCAAAACGAAAAAACAAGATTAGATAGAATAGAAGAGAAGATTGATAAGTTAGCAGATGCTGTCGTATCAATAGCTCGAGCAGAAGAGAAGATTCATTCTTTAGAAGATAAGGTTGTCACGGTGTGGTCGTCAGTAGATGACTTACACTCTAAATTTGATGAAATAGAAGAACGCATTCGATTAGTAGAATGCCAAATCGAAGCATCAAAACAAACAATTTCAAGCATACTCCAATTTGGCTGGTTAGTCATTGGAGCAATCGTAACATCGGCAATAGCCGCATTATTCATGTTAAATTAAAGGAAAGACAATGTACATAGACAAAAACATAGCGAAGCTTGCCGATGTAGCAAAAGATATTTGCGAAGGTAAGACAAAAATATACGAACTAGTCGCATCATTGACTGACGAAGGAGTTGCAGACTTTATGGGTGCCGCATCTCAAGCAGCAGCCGATGGTAAGAAAGAGTTCGAGTTCGGTGGTAAAACATACCCCGTCACCATCGCCAAAGATGTAGCAACCAAAATCGATAAGAAGATGGATGCTGAAGACGATGATGACAAAGATGAAGAAGTAGAGTTCGAAGCAATCGAAGAAACTGAAGACCAAAAGCAATACAGCCCTAAATCAAATGACGAAGTTAAACCAGACACAGACTCTGGAGTAGAAGGTCAAGATGATGTAGAAAAGAAAGATGGTGAAGAAGAGGAATCTGAAGAACCTGAAGTCAAAAAAGAAGCTGTAGAAGCTGAGGACGAGGACGAAGAAGACGTTGAGGAATCAACTCTGAATTATGCTCGTACTATGAAAGCAATCGAAAAAGAGCGTAAGATGAAAAACATCTCAGCTCAAGACAAGGTAACTCTTGGAAAGATTGCTGACCTAATGGCCAAATTAAAAGAATCTACAGATGGCGGATGCCAATGTGGAAAATCTTCTGATTCTGACGGAAACTGCGACGGATCGCATAAAGCTTAAATAGATAAATATTATATTATGAATGAAGTGAATCTTATCGATAATAAGTTTCAAGTATTTGATGACATCATACCAAAGGAAAACCAAGACGCAATAGAGAATACTCTTTTGTCGTCTTATTTCCCGTGGTACTATAACAACGGTACAGTTGATGAAGAATCAATATCTGACCACAAAAAATTAAATCCAACTTTTAAAGTTGATTTTCAATTAACACATAGAATCGTTTGGCAGGGACAAATCGAATCCGACTTTTTCCATGTTATAAACGATGAGCTTTTGGCACCATTAGAATATGATGGTAGACATGTAAGAAGAGTCAAGTGCAACATGCAGGTAAACAATAATTATGAAGTAAAAGAAACTGGACCGCATGTCGATATTGATGAACCCCATTATGTTGGATTATATTATGTAAGTGATTCAGATGGTGATACAGTTTTATATAATGACGATATGACAAAGATGGCGAGAGTATCACCTAAAAAAGGAAGAATGGTATTTTTTAGAGGTGATATAATGCACACATCTTCTACACCAAAAGAATACAGACTTAGACCGGTAATCAACATTAACTTGAAAAATACCTTTGTATAAATAGTATAGTCATCATAAATATAATTGATGACTACTATATTATATCCAACTGAAAAGAACATCAAACAATATGCTGTTGAGAATTATACTAACAAGGCATGTTTGGACGCTGAAGAGTTTTGGGAAGATTACAGTCGGATAAAATATATTAAAAGATTACTAGGAACATATATAAACAAAGGAGAATTAAAAGAACGATTATTGCTGAACCATTTAATATCATTCTATAACGTATTCAAGATAGAGCCCGCAAATAGAATGCTATTTCTAAAAGTAGATGAACCTTGCAAACCAGCATTAAAAACATTTTTAATATATTTAGGTTACCTTCCAAAACATTGGTATAATGATATACCACTAGACCAGAAAATTATAAAGACTTTAAGAGAACTATGATACTAAACGAGATACTAATGAAAGCAGCAGATACGGGATTTGCTTTGAGGTTTCTTCGTTTACTAACGATGCCCGTTGCTAAGACTGCAGCTTTCAAAAAAGGTATCATAGACAAAGACTATAAAAAAATAAAGCAACCTGAGACATCAGAAGAAAAAGGTGCTTATACGCTATTTCATAAACTTGTGTTTAATGTGAAAAAACTTATCCGTAAACTACCATTCGGTAAGTTAACATTATCATCATACCTCGCAGCTCTATGGCTGATTAAAGACCACACAGAACTAACAGATGACGAAATAGGTAAGGTACTAAAAGAGGCAACAGGAATAAATGTTGAAGATATTCCGTTAACTGAAAACACGCTGTTTATAAATAAAAACAACCAGTTAAACGAGGGAACATATATCTTAAACAAAAATTTGCTGTTACCAATCAATGGTGATGAATTAATCTTGAAAGGAAGCAAAGTTCTTGTAAAAGAGAATTGCAATGCTATCGGAAATATCTTTGGCACAGCGGTTTATAAGGTATATCACCCTAATACCAAAAACCTAATCCATATAACACAAGGAGATATTACCGATGCATAATCAACAAACGAGAGACCAAATAGAAGCTGTGATGAAGATTCTTAATAAGAATCTATCAGAAATAAAAAAAGATTTAGAGGAAATGGACACCGTCGCAGGCGATGTTCAGGTTCAAGATAAGCCTCTCGGCGTCGGTAAGAAAAGTAAAGTTCTAAAACGTAAAGAATTAGAATAAGTGTTTACTTTTCAGTCAATTAGTGTATAATAACCATTATATTAAAGGAACCTCTATGCCAACTATATTCGAAGAACAAATATCTCGTAAACCCGACCACTATCCGTGGGCAAACCAATTCATCGAATCCATGCACAATGGATTTTGGACTGACAAAGAATTTAACTTCCAGTCAGATATACAAGACTTCAAGGTCAATCTAAATGACAGAGAAAGAGAAATGGTCGTCCGTTGTCTATCTGCAATTGGACAGATTGAAGTAGCCGTTAAAACGTTTTGGGCCAAGCTTGGTCAGAATCTACCACATCCTAGTTTGACTGATTTAGGATATGTGATGGCAAACGTAGAGGTGATTCATAACAATGCTTATGAAAGATTAATTAAGCTATTGGAGATGGAAGATGTGTTTCAAAAGAATTTAGAGTTAGATATCATTCGCAATCGTGTAAAGTATTTACGTAAATATAATCATAAGTATTATAAGGATTCAAAGAAACAATATGTGTATTCGCTTGTATTGTTTACTTTATACGTTGAGAATGTTTCGTTGTTTTCACAATTCTATACCATCAATTATTTCAACAGATTCAGAAACGTATTGAAAGATACAGCACAACAAGTTGCATATACATCTAAAGAAGAATTGATTCACTCTATGGTTGGTATCAAACTAGTGAATACTATCCGTGAGGAAATGCCAGAGATATTTGATGAAGAGTTTTGTGATTTGATACGTAAACAGTGTGTAAAAGCATACGAGGCAGAGTCTGCTATTATTGAGTGGTCAGTCAATGGTTACCAATCAGAGCATTTGACATCTGCTATTATGAAAGACTTTATTAAAAATAGACTAAATGAAAGTTTAGAGGAAATCGGAATCGAACCTGTATTTGACGACATCAGCCAAGAAAACCTTGATAAGACTCAATGGTTTGAAGAAGACGTGCTTGGAAATACTGCAACGGACTTTTTCTTTAAGAGACCTACAGAATATTCTAAAAATGACAAATCTTATGATGAAGACGACCTCTTTTAAGTATAAATTATATTATGGAAAAATATTATTGGTTAAATGACAACAGTAGATTATTTTTAGAACGAGGATATTTATCAGAAGGTGAAACACCTGAACAGAGAATCCGTTTTATTGCCAAATCAGCTGAGAAACGATTAAATGTAAAAGGCTTTGCAAAGAAGTTTGAAGACTATATGTCTAGAGGTTGGTACTCACTTGCCTCACCTATATGGGCTAACTTTGGAAAAGATAGAGGTTTACCTATATCATGTTTTGGCTCTTTCATTGATGACACAATGGAAGAAATCTTGTATACGGTTTCTGAAGTTGGTATGATGTCAAAACTAGGTGGAGGTACATCTGCTTACTTTGGCCATCTTCGTTCAAGAGGTTCTGAAATTAAATCAGGTGGTAAGTCTTCTGGCCCAGTTCACTTTATGGAATTGTTTGAAACAGTTACTAATGTAGTATCTCAATCAAATGTCCGTAGAGGTTCTTTTGCTGGTTACCTGGATGTAGAACATAACGATATTGATGAGTTCTTAGCAATTAGAAATGAAGGTCACCCAATCCAAAGTATGTCATTCGGTGTTACTGTAAGTGACAAATGGATGCAAGCAATGATTGATGGTGATAAAGATAAGCGTAAGATATGGGGCAAGATAATTAAGAAACGATTTGAATCTGGTTATCCATACATTATGTTTAGTGATACTATGAATAAGAATAAACCAAAGGTTTATAAGGATAAGAAGAAAACCATTTGGGCATCCAACTTATGTAGTGAGATTGCGCTAGCCACAGACAAAGGTGAATCATTCGTATGTGATTTATCTTCAATGAATTTATTACATTATGACGAATGGAAAGATACAGATGCTGTTGAAACATTAACATACTTCTTAGATTCTGTAATGACTGAATTTATTGAGAAAGCAAAAGAAGTTCCATTTATGAAAAGAACAGTTAAGTTTGCTGAGACTCAAAGAGCATTAGGAATCGGAGTACTAGGTTGGCATTCTTATCTACAATCTAAAATGATACCGTTTGAATCTTTACAAGCCAATATGGTCAATATACAGATTCATAAATTAATTCAAGAAAAGTCAATTGCTGCATCAAAAGAAATGGCAGGTAAATATGGTGAGCCAGAATTATTAAAAGGTTATGGAATGAGAAACGTAACCACAATGGCTATCGCACCGACTACATCAAGTTCATTTATTCTAGGACAGGTGTCACCAAGCATTGAACCATTGAATAGTAATTATTTCGTAAAAGACTTGGCAAAAGGTAAGTTCACATATAAGAATCCTTATCTAAAACAACTACTACAAGAAAAGGGTAATGATAACAAAGAGGTATGGAAATCTATTCTTGTTACTGGTGGTTCTGTTCAACACCTGATGTTCTTATCAGATGAAGAAAAAGCAGTCTTTAAAACTTTTGGTGAAATATCTCAAAAGGATATCATAATCCAAGCCTCTTCTCGTCAAAAATATATTGACCAATCTCAAAGTTTAAATCTTATGATTCACCCTTCAACACCGCCTCGCGATATAAATAAGCTATTGATTGAGGCTTGGGAATTGGGTGTCAAGACTTTGTACTATCACAGAGGAACGAACCCTGCTCAAGAATTGAGTAGAAACTTATTAACCTGTTCAAGCTGTGAGGGATAATGGAAGACGAAGTAGAAGTATATTGCCAAAAATGCGACATCACATTCGATATAAGATGTGATAAGATGCTTATTTCTGATTTAGATGAGCCAGGAGAATTTGACCTATACCCAGAGTTTTGTCCATTCTGCGGCAGTGATAGTATTGAAATAGAATGAGTGTAAGTATTAGAAGAATGTCAGCATCACCAGGCCAAAAGCCGAAAACGTTGATACACTTTTCTAAAGACTTATACTATATTTGGCCTCTAGATGACTATGAGCATGCAGAGGTCGAGAAAATCTTTTTACAAGATAAACCATACACCGATGTGATAAATGATTTTAATAATCACTTCGGTAAGTTGTATAAATAATTTTATGAGTGAATTAATTTGTAATCTACCAAACGCTAAAGTATACGTTAGAAAAGAATATCTACATGATGGTAAAGAAGGCCATGGAGAGTTTGTAGAAGGTCATTGGGTTAGTGCTAAATCATTACCCGGCAGAGCTTTCTACTTTGAAACATATCTGCCAGAATACGGTGCCTTATATGATAAGTTACCTATTTCTGCTTTTGTTTCATCACCAGAAACGCCTGACCCTGATTTAGAACTACAAGACTTACAATTTTGGAATTGTATGGATTATGGAGTGATGGCAATATATAAACAGTTTATAGGTTCAATGGACTTCGAAGTATTTACAAGAAGTCATCAAATATTAAAAGGAACTTATATGTTTACGCTTGATAACTATCACCCCGACCCCGACAGGATTGATTATTCAACCGCAGAAATACCAGAAGAACATAAGTCTTTTAATTGCCTTGAACTAGAGAATGGACAATATGCATTGTACCCGAATAATAGAATGAGAGTATATGACAATTCTCTTACACCAAATGAACCAAAGATGCCAGACTTTAAAGTTAGCACAAAATTCTATCAGGTGGAGAATGGATATGAGTATCGTTTAGGTGACACTGATGAGTACTTTTGGAAAACAAAAGATGACTGATTGGTTATATAATAATACACAGTTTACTTCAGAAATGATTGAGGACAATATCGGTTTCGTATATGAGATAACCGATACTGAAAACAATATGAAGTATATTGGTAAAAAGAAGTTCTGGTCTAAAGTGACAAGACCTCCGTTGAAAGGTCGTAAGAATAAGAGAAGGTCTGTCAAAGAATCAGATTGGAAACTATATCACGGTTCTAGTGACGAGGTAAAACAATTGGTTGAATCAAGTGGGCCAGATCGCTTTCAAAGAAAGATAATTAGATTGTGTAAGACATTGGGTGAAATGACTTACTATGAAATGAAAGAACAGTTTGATAGAGAAGTTCTTTTAAAACCAGATGAATACTACAATGCCTTTATTGGTGGAAAGATACACCGAAAGCATATTCTCAAGAAAAACGGTTGACATTTTACTAAAATAATATAGTATAGTATATAATGATATTAGTAGATTATTCAGGTATTGCGATGGGAGCTCTATTCGCCAGAGGTGGCGGTGAAGATGAAGCACTCATTCGTCATTTTATTTTAAATTCGCTACGTATGCATAATGAAAAGTACCGTGACCAATATGGTAAGATGGTTATATGTGCAGACGGTGGCTCGTGGAGAAAAGATTATTTTCCCCAGTATAAAGCTAATCGCAAGAAAGGCAGAGAAGAAGATACAAAAGATTGGGATTCAATCTTTCAAACCTTTACAAAGATTAGGAATGAAATCGCAGAGAACTTACCATTTGATGTAGTTCACGAATATGGAGTAGAAGCAGATGATATTATCGCGGCCATAGTTCAAGAAACACAAGAGTTTGGTAAACATGAACCGGTAATGATTATCTCTGCAGATAAAGACTTTATTCAATTGCAGAAGTATTCTAATGTAAAACAATACAGTCCTTTGACTCGTAAATTACTTGAAGATAAAGACCCTGTTAGATATTTACAAGAGCACATTATGAGAGGTGACAGTGGAGATGGAGTCCT